TTGTCATGCTGTTTGTTGGAAGACACATCGGTGAATCAAACACTAAGCAAGAAGCCATACTCGCTGGAGTCGCGTACTACACCAACGACTCGAGCGGAATGGCGCAGTTCAAATGGAAGGAGGCCAAGCCGTGAGCGACAAAAACACCATGCCATCTCACCTCTACAAGCTGGAGAAGGATGTGATGGAACTCAAAGCCTGCAACGAATACCTCAGGCAGAAGCTCGGGCAGCGCGACGACCGCATCCGGCACCTGATCCGGCTGGGGCTGAAAACCACACGGCCGGAGGCTCTGGACCAATGGCAGGAGGAGGAGGAGCTGTGAGCCTGTCCGTTGCCTTCGTCTACAAGCACAGAATGACCAGCGAAGTGCTTGTGGTGGACATCGACCGCGCACGGGAACTTGACGCAGCCAGACCCTACTGGAAGCACGTTTCAACGGTCGATCCAATCGTCATCCTCCAACTCATCGTCAAATCCAACGGCCAGAAGCGGGCCAAAATTATCAGGGAACTCTCAGAGCAACCATGAAACTCAACGAACTACCACTCGATCACCAATCCAGAAACACCCCCATCAAAGACCTCGACGTCCTCATCGTCTGCGCCCACACAGGCGCAAAACGAAACCCTCGCACCTGGAAGATCAAGAACAACACCTACAACGAACTCAACTCATCATGGCAGAACAACTTCTACTTCGTACTCCAAGAACCGACGCCTACGTCGAGTCCTGGCTCAAAAACCGAATAGCCCTATGGCCAGACTTCGCACGACAACTGGAACGTGAACTCAACACTCAAATCCATCGGACTCACCAAGGACCAGATCGCCAAGATGCTGGGAACCAAAGTGATGCCAGACCCACCCAAACCCAAACACCACATCTACCCCGGTCGTAAAATCGACCCATCAATCACCAAGGCAATCCTCAATGACAAAACAAAGGCAAACTACCGGGAACTCGCAAAACGACACGGGGTCTCAGTCTACTACGTCTGGTCAGTCAAAAATAAACAACGAACCAAATAATCAATGGAAAGAACTCTGTCACGAATTGGCCAAATGCTTGGGATGTGGATGCCAAAAGGAATCCGGCCTGTGTTTCCAATGCCACAAAGCCAGCAAACGATACCGCGCAATACTCACACCACTTCAATGAAACTCGAATACGCAATGGAGAAAGTCCAAGAACTCCGAGCCCAAGGACTCACCATGAATGCCATCGGCAAACAACTCGGAGTCTCACGCCAACGCATCCATCAGATCATCCACTCCAAAGAAATGCAGTCCAAGATCGAGTCCGTCTGGACTAACGGAATGCCGAAACGATGCCTCAAGATCGTCAACTCACTCAAACTCACCACCAAACAGGAGGTCGCAGAAGCCATCATCCTCCAAAGAATCACCCCCAACATGACCAAGAACTTCGGCATCCGATCCTACTTCGACCTCTGCGAGTGGGCCAATGTCCAGCCTCCCAGCGACCTCACCTACCAGAAACGATACAATGCAATCATCCACTCATGACCTCGTGAACGCGCTGAACATCATCTCAGCCGAAATCAATTCACCCGATGGAGTCCCCAACGCCGTCTGCGCCGAGGCAGCCCAACGCCTCATACACCTTGTCTCTCTCACGGTCCGCCTCTCCGAACACATACTCAGCAACCCTGTCCATCACCATCGCTGCAACGCCGCCACCAAAGGGTCCTATTGCAACTGTGTCCTGGCGGAAATCAGCTCCCTACACACCAAACCATGAAGACCCCCCGACACCTCCAACCATGGTACAATACCCGCCTCCGTGACGCACGGAAACCAGAACCCATGACCGAGGCAGAACGCCTCGCAGCCTCCGAGGAAAACCGACGCATCCTCGCCAACTCAGCAGAGATCGTCGCCGCAGGAATCAGACGAGGCTGGATCTCACACGCCACTAGGAAAGACCCTGTCCCAACATGGATTCCATCGAATACACCAACCGATCAAACCCCTCCGTCATCGTTCATCTGATCGGCCAAGCACAGTTCAGACTCGGAGAGATGAAGTCGCCAGTCGTCATCTACAGACGCGGAGACAACATCTACGTCCGGCTCGCCTCAGAGTTCCACACAAAGTTCCAGCAACGAAATGAACCCACTCCAACGCGCAGCAGCATGGCTCAGTAAAGTACCACCAGCAGTCAGCGGCCAGAACGGCCACTCAACCACCTACACCGCAGCCGTGGGCCTCGTCCACGGCTTCGGCCTGTCCGAGGGGGACGCTCTCAGCCTCCTCTCGGATTGGAACCGCTCCTGCCAGCCACCGTGGACCGACCGCGAACTCATCCACAAGATCCGAGACGCCGCCTCCAAACCCCACGACAAACCAGCCGGCCACCTCCTCCATGCATCCGGCAGCCCTCAACACACAGACCTCACACGAGTCGTATTCAAGCGACCAACATCCACACCCAATCCCACCGACTCGCAGTTCAAACGATTCCTAGAATCCGCCTTCGCTCCCACCGAAGTCGTCTGCATCTGCGAACAAGTCGAGGACGGCAAACCCAACACCAGCGGCTCCTTCCTCCCAGTCGAGGAATGGATCAAACGCTTCGACGCCCCAGACTCCATCCTCCTCCGCAACGATCGACTCGATGGAGTCTTCGTCCGCATCAATCCCTTCAAGCCAAACCTCTACAGCGGCAGCGACAACGATGTCAGCGCGTACCGCCATGTCCTGGTGGAGTTCGACCAACTCCCCAAGCCCGAACAGGAACAACGCCTCCGATCCTCCGGTCTACCCATCAGCGTCCTCATCGATTCCGGCGGCAAAAGCATCCACGCATGGGTCCGCGTAGACGCATCCTCACGCAAGGAATGGGACGCCCGCCGCGACGAAATCTACAAGGTCATCCCCGGCGTCGATCCAAAGAACAAGAACCCATCCCGCTTCTCACGCCTCCCCGGCGCATGGCGCGGCGAATGCCAACAGAAACTGTTGGCCACCAACCTGGGCGCAGACTCCTGGGAAGATTGGCTCACCAACCGGGAGAGCGAGGAGGACCAAGCCACCATCGTCTCAGTCCGAGACCTCATCCACTTCGACCCAGCAAACGATCCAGACAACCTCATCGGCAACCGCTGGCTCACCCGCGGATCCTCCATGATCGTGTCCGGCGGCACCGGCATCGGGAAATCCTCCCTGATGATGCAGATCGTCATCCGCTGGGCTCTCGGCCTCGACTTCTTCGGCATCACCCCAGTCCGACCGCTCAAGATCGGCGTCGTCCAAGCAGAGAACGACAAGGGCGACCTCGCAGAAGCCTTCCAAGGGGTCGCCAGAGGGCTGGAAACGACAGGCGATGAGATGAAGCGGTTACAGGCTCAGCTTGAGTTCAGAACCGAATCCGTCCGCACCGGGGACCAGTTCCTCGCCTACGCCCGACGCTTCATCCACCGATCCAAACTCGATGTCATCGTAGCGGATCCGCTCTTCTCCTACTTCGGCGGAGACCTCTCCGACCAAGGCGAGGTCAGCGTGTTCCTTCGCAACAAGCTCCAGCCCATCCTCCACGAGACCAAGGTCGTCTGGATCTGGATGCACCACATCTCCAAACCCCAACGCAAGGAGAACGCCGAACCACTCACCACCATGGAACTGGCCCACGCAGGATTCGGATCCAGCGAACTCGCCAACTGGGCGCGAGAGATCGCCGTACTCCATGAAGTAGGCCAGTCCAAGCCCAGACGCTTCCAGCTAGCATTCTGCAAGCGCGGATCACGACTCCCAGCCAACAACCTCAACCTCCAACACGCAGCCACAGGCATCAAATGGGAACAATGGAACCCCATGGTCATGACCGGCGCACAACTCAAAGAGAAGAAACCGTATGCCAATAAGGCCAAGCGGAGGGACGCGATATGACATACAGAGATAGGTTCGGATCAATGCCCAAGCTCAAGCATGATAAGAACCCGCAGCAGAGCGAAGTGATCAATCACATAGCGGGAGCGATGCAATGTGATACAGAGCGGGCCAGTCGTGTGTTCAATGAACTCCGCAAGCGCGGTATCATTGTATTCGATCGCATCGACCGGGCATGGCACGGCACCGACAACCGCACCATCCGGTACACCGATTCCGAGCGCATCGAGAGGCTGGAGATCAGGCTCGAAACCCTCGAAACCAAGCACCGCCGCCTGCTCGCCGCCTACCGCGCCCACATCCAACTAGGGGGGTCTCCTTAGGGGGGGTCTCAGGGGCCAATGGGGCACCCCTATTTGGACACTTCCTCCCCCCTAGGGCAACACCCACTATCCCCTCTAAATAGGGGAGAGTCGCCACCCCCATTCCTTGGGCTACTCTGCCCAAGGGGGTGGCGACCCAGTAAACTATCCCGCTCACTCGCTCGCTCGCTCTTTTCCCCCTATTTGGAAGTCATCAATTCCGCCGCGAGTGGTTTGTGGGGGTGAGGTTGGGAATCGGGAATGCCCCGCGCTGGAGCTAGGAGGGGTCGCCAGTGCGTCGGATGGGTGGGGGTGCATCATTTTGCGATCCGGGGTTCGGACGCGCCAGAAACGAAAAGCCCCCGGATGGGGTTCCGGGGGTGGGATTCGGGGGAGCGGGAGGGATGGAAAGGGAGCGGGAGCGGGGGCCGGGGACACCCCCCCCGCGAGATCCCCCCTAGGGGGGTGAGTGGCCTACTCGACAGACCCCCACTGCTCGGCCATCGCACGGGCGATTCCGGGGTAGGTCTTGCTCCGCTCCTTCCAACGAGTAGGACTAGGACCCAATTTGTTCTGACCACTAGGAGTCTGATTGGACCACCTACCAGAAGCAGGTAATGATAATACGTTTGTGGGTACCAGCGGGGGCAGGTTCCTCAGCCATAAACACGTCCGCTTGCTCGCGTCATCACCAAACTGCCACGGCTGTATCGTCTGCGTGGGTTTGCATATCCGTGTGTTGATAGCACCAACAGGATTCTCTATCGCAATACGGGGAATCCCGCTATTGAGCAACAAATGCACAAATCCGAGCGCATCCTCGGTCAGCTTCGGGTCGCGCAAACCCCTCGTCGTCCAATGCATCCCGCTCGCGCACAGATAGGTGCAGGGCGGGAACGCAATCATCATGTCCCACCGCTCGGTCAGGAGATCGCGCACATCCCCACGGTAGTGCTGGCCGGGAGTGTCGCTCGCCTCAAGGAGATCGCAGCTCCATGCATCCCAGCCATTGCCAGCGAACGCATCACGCACCCGCCCGCTGTACTCACAAGCCACAAGCACACGCTTCACTGGCCCACCCCCATCAGATCCGGCTCCACCAGCATCACATGGTAGTCCACCACATGACGCAGATAATGTCCCCAGCTACGAAACCCAAGCTCACGAGCCCGCTCCTGCAACGCCAGAAGCAACGAGTAATCCATCTGGAAACTCGTGGTAACCATGCACGAATCACTCACCGGGCACCCCCTTCCTCCACAAAGAAATCCTCAGGCTTCTCGCTCATCGTCACCCCGTCACTCCACGTCAGCGAGGTGCAACTCCCGTTGAACACACACTCAATCAGGAACCGATTCCCACGACCACTAAACACCACTCGATACCCCCCATTCCTCCACCGCACCACCTTGCCAGCCAACACAGCAGACTTGATCTCTTCCAAACTCACAGCATTCCTTTCGTTTCATCCACCGCTCCATGCGGCGATGACCAGAACCTACCGCACCACCCCCACCTCGCGTCAAGCGGGAATCTGCCGCACCATGAGGAAATCGCTGGACGCCATCCCGACCAATGTTTACGGGCCTCCCCAGCGAAATGCGGCAGACCGCACCATAATTTGTCCGATTTTCCAACCCCCCAATCCCAGATCCCAGATCCCGAATCCCGAATCCCGGTATGGCGTATGGCAAGGATAGGACATCCAATGTCTCACCCTGGGGGGTAGGACATCAAATGTCCGATGGGTATCCTGGCGAACGGGTACGGGTAGGGAAGGAAGGAAGGAAGGAACTAGTGGCCCACTAGGAAAAGAAAATGCCCCGCTGGGCGAACCATACGGGGCGCGAAGGAAACGAGACTTCCTAGTTATTCAAGGTCGGAGGCTAGTGCCGAGAGAAGCATCAAAAGGAAACAAAGGAAGCAAAGGGCGAGAAACCCAAGGGCGCGAACTAAGGGCTTCACAGTAAAACGTGGGCAACGGTTCCGTCGGGAAGGGAACCGGTCACGAAGTCCCGTTTCCATGGGTTACGCTCAGGCGGACAGGGACTCTCACCCTCGGAGTCTTCCCGGATGAAACGGGACAGCAACTGGCGCACGGCCTCACGGTGGACTTCGTCCCCGGATAATTCGTGGGGATAGGGTATTGTCAGGCTTCCGCGTTCGCAGGAAGCTTTTATGCGGGAACCCCGGACGTTGGTGCAGGGTAGGTATTTGGTCTGGATGGCTTGCATGGTATTTGACCGGGCAACGATTGCCCGCCAGATGCCGCGACTTGCGCCACGGCACCGGACGAGGAATCAGTGCGCTTCAATAGCTCTACCCTGACGGGCAAGGTCGAAGCAGTCGAACCGCTCGAATAGGTCGGAAAACCGCTCCCATTGCCAATCGGACGGAGGTCGCACGGGAATCAGACTTCCGGACTCGGACACCGTGCAGAGGATAGGAGTGATCCGAATCGAGGAAATTAGAGCCTGAGACTCGACGTTGAAAGCAAAGTCCGGGCACCAATGGCCGAGTGGCCCACCGAGGGTTCCCATGGTATTCGAGGTGTCGAAACTGGCACCGATCGAATCGAGAAAACCGAAAGCGGTTTTCCGGTCGAAGATTCCAGACATCTGGACATCGGAGATGCATGCCCAAAACGCCTCACGCGGGAACCGCTCCTTGAGCTTCCTACAAATCTGGAACCGAGTCTCACCTCGGACATCATCCAGCCTTTCAAGGATTGCACGAGGGATCGAGCCTTCCTTCGCAAGATAAGAATACTCGGAATCGAAAGGCTCGGACGGTTCGACCTCGGATCCGGGCCACTCGCGGATGACGTCCGAGAGTGTGGTTTCGCAGGGATACCACTCGGACAAGTCGGGATGCTCACCGGAGAAGCTGGCGACGATGGAAAAGCCGAGGCGGTACTTCACAGGACACCTCCCAGCAAAGCGTCCACTAGGAGCCAGACGATTGCG